CAGCTGTCGATCCAGCGCAAGAAGGGCGTTCTGGTCGACCGCGCCCGCGCCGAGACGCTGGTGTTCCGCCTCGCGCGGCAGGAGCGCGATGTCTGGGTGACCTGGCCCACGCGCGTGGCCGCATTGATGGCCGCGCAACTGGCCGCAGAGATGGAGGCCGCGTCGGGAGAGGCCGTGACGATCGAGACGGCGATCCTGCAGAGGGTGCTGGAAGCGCATGTCCGAGAGCAGCTCACCGCCCTCGCAGACCTCCGGGTCTCGCTTGAATGATGGGGATGATGACCGCGGCCTGACAGACAGCGACCCGACCGCCGACCTCGACCTCGGGTTTGAGGGCGCCGAGGACATCCTGCGCGCCTGGCGGCGCGGCGTGCGCCCCGATCCGGATCTGACGGTGTCGGGCTGGGCGGATGCGCATCGCTGGCTGTCCTCGCGCGCCTCGGCCGAGCCGGGGCGGTACCGCACCGTGCGCACGCCGTACCTGCGCGGGATCATGGATGCGCTCTCGCCCGGGCATCCTGCACAGCGGATCTCGTTCATGAAGGCCGCGCAGGTCGGCGCGACCGAGGCTGGCAATAACTGGATCGGGTTCGTGATCCACCACGCGCCGGGGCCGATGCTGGCGGTACTGCCCACGGTGGAAATGGCCAAGCGCAGCTCGCGGGGCCGGATCGATCCGCTGATCGAAGACAGCGCGGCGCTGAAGGAACGCGTCAGGCCCGCGCGGTCGCGGGACGCGGGCAATTCGATGCTGTCGAAGGAATTCCCCGGCGGCATCCTGGTGCTGACGGGGGCCAATTCGGCCACCGGCCTGCGCTCGATGCCGGCGCGTTACGTGTTTCTGGATGAGGTCGACGCCTATCCGGCCTCGGCCGACGAGGAAGGCGACCCGGTCACGCTGGCCGAAGCCCGCACCACCACCTTCGCGCATCGGCGCAAGGTGTTCATGGTCTCGACGCCGACGATCCGCGGGCTGAGCCGGATCGAGCGCGAGTTCGAGGCCAGCGACCAGCGGCGCTACTTCGTGCCATGCCCGCATTGCGGGGCGATGCAATGGCTGCAGTTCGAGCGGCTGCGCTGGGCAAAGGACCAGCCCGAGACCGCCGCCTACCACTGCGAGGGCTGCGCGCGCTCCATTGCCGAGCATCACAAGACGGCGATGCTGGAGAACGGGGAATGGCGTGCGACAGGGACAGCGACCGACCCGACGGCCATCGGCTTTCACCTCTCGGCGCTCTATTCGCCGATCGGCTGGAAAAGCTGGGCGCAGATCGCCCGCGAGTGGCTGGCAGCCCAGGGCTCCGACGAGATGCTGCGCGCGGCGCGCAACACCCTGCTCGGCGAGACATGGGTCGAGAGCGGCGAGGCTCCGGACTGGCAGCGCCTCGCCGACCGGCGCGAGACCTATCCGGCGCAGATTCCGGAACAGGGTCTGTTTCTCACCGCCGGGGCGGATGTCCAGAAGGACCGGATCGAGGTCGATGTCTGGGCCTGGGGTCGCGGTCTGGAAAGCTGGCTTGTCGATCACATCGTCATCACCGGCGGCCCGGACGATCCCGCCTGCTGGGAGGCGCTGACGGCCCTGCTGGGCCGGACATGGGCGCATGAGAAGGGCGCTGTCATGACGCTGGCAAAGCTCGCCATCGATACCGGCTACGAGTCCGCCGCCGTCCATGGCTGGGCGCGCCAGCAGGGCACGGCGCAGGTGGCGCCGGTCAAGGGGCTCGAGGGCTTCAACCGGGCGACGCCGGTCTCGGGCCCGACCTTCGTCGACGCGACGGTGAACGGTCGCAAGCTCAAGCGCGGGGCCCGGCTGTGGAGCGTGGCCACCGCCACCTTCAAGGCCGAGACCTATCGCTATCTGCGACTGGAGCGGCCATCCGATGAAGAACGTGCCAGCGGTGCGCCCAATGCGACCGGCACGATCCACCTGCCGGACTGGGCCGACAGCGAATGGCTGAAACAGTTGGTGGCCGAGCAGCTGGTCACCATCCGTAACAGGCGCGGCTATGCCCGGCAGGAATGGCAGAAGATGCGCGAGCGCAACGAGGCGCTCGATACCCGCATCTATGCCCGGGCCGCAGCGTGGATCCTCGGCGCGGACCGGTTCGACGCGCGGATGTGGCAGAGCCTCGAGAAACAGGCCGGGGTGGAGAGCGCCGCTGACGCCGAGCCGAAACCAGAGCCCGACACACCCACCGAGCCGCAGGCGGGGCGCGTGACCACGCGGCGGCGACGCGGCTGGCGGGTGAGCACGCCAAAATACATGGAATGAGCATGACCCTCGACGATCTGAAACGCCACCACGGCGCGCTGCTGGCCGCACGCTACAGCGGCACGCGCAGCGTGAGCTATGACGGCAAGACCGTGACCTACGGCTCGGACGCGGAACTGGCGGCCGCCATCGCGGATATCGAGCGGCGGATCGCTTCTCTGGACCGCACCGGCCGCCGCATCCTCCGCCCGTATGCCGCAAAGGATCTGTGATGACCGCGATGAACTGGCGGCACCGCCTCGGGGCCTTCATCGGCGGGTTCGACGCGGGCCAGCAACACAGGCGTCTGCGGGGGTTTCGGGCGACCCGCGCGCATGTCAACGCGCTGATCGCAGCCAGTGGCCCCGACATAACCGCCCGCGCGCGCTGGCTGGTGCGCAACAACGGCTATGCGGTGAATGCGGTGGAAAGCTGGGCCGCCAATACCGCGGGCGACGGGATCAAGCCGATCTCGAAGATTGCAGACCCTGCGCGCAAGGAAGAGCTGCAGCGGCTGTGGCTGGCCTGGACCGACGAGGCCGATGCCGAGGGGCTGACCGATTTCTACGGGCTGCAGCGTCGGGCCGCGCGCGAGGTCTTCATCGCGGGCGAAGTGTTCTTCCGGATCCGGCCGCGGCGCACGGTCGACAGGCTGTCGGTGCCGCTGCAGTTGCAGATGCTGCCCGCCGAGATGCTGCCGCTGGAGCAATCGGGTGTTGCTGCGAACGGCAACAAAATCCGTCAGGGCATCGAGTTCGACCGGATCGGGCGACGTGTCGCCTATCATTTCCTGCGCCGTCACCCGGGCGACAGCACGGAGCCGGGCCTTGCTGGCGAGATCACGCGGGTGCCGGCCTCCGAGGTGATCCATCTGATCGATCCGGTCGAGGGCGGACAGCTGCGCGGGGTCTCGAAACTGGCACCGGCCATCGTGAAGCTGTTCCTGCTCGATCAGTATGACGACGCCGAGCTCGACCGGAAGAAGGTCGCGGCGATGTATGCGATGTTCGTCACCTCGCCGGCACCGGAGAACCCGCTGGCCCCGCCCGGGGACGAGGATGACCCGGGGGGCGTCGAGATCAGCCCCGGACAGGTGGTGCGGCTCGATCCGGGCGAGGATGTGACCGTCGGCCAGCCCGCCGACAGTGGTGCGACCTACGAGCCGTTCCAGTACCGCACGCTGCTGCAGATATCCGCAGCACTGGGCATTCCATACCCGTATCTGGCCAATGACATGGTGAAGGGCAACTTCTCGAACTCGCGCCTGGCGCTCATAGAGTTCCGCCGCCGCGTCTCGGCCTGGCAGCATTCGGTGATGGTGTATCAGCTTTGCCGGCCGGTCTATGCGCGCTGGATGGATGCGGCCGTGCTGTCGGGCGCACTGGCCCTGCCACGATACGAGACCGACCGGTCCCGGCTGCTCACCGCTGACTGGCTGCCGACCAAATGGGACTGGGTCGATCCCCTCAAGGACGCCAATGCCGAGATCGCCCAGATCGAGGCGGGGCTCAAATCCCGCACGCAGGCCATCGCCGAGCGCGGCTTTGATGCCGAGCAGGTCGACCGCGAGATCGCCGCCGAACACGCCCGCGAGCGTGCGCTCGGCCTTGACTTCCGCCGTCCGGGCTCACCGGCGCAGGGTGCCGCGGACGCGCCGGGCGAGACCGATGAGGCCGACAGGACCAGCGACGACAACGATGACGACACCGCGGAGACCCGCCCGCGCCCAGACGAGGACCAGCCCTGATGCTTCACGCCCGGATTGCCGCGCGCGCCTTCAACACGCCGCTGCTGGTCGAGCCTGCCAAGGCCATGGCGTTCCTGTCGGGACTTGGCCCGCGGATTCTGGGGCGGCAGGTGGAGTTGGCGAACGAGGATGGACTGGAGGGCGCGACGGCCCCGCCAGCCCGTGCCAGCATCATCGCTGGCAACCTGGCTGAGCGCCTGCGCCAGCACGGCGACGCGCCATATCCGGTGATCGACGGCATCGCCGTGATCGAGATCTCCGGCGTGCTCATCCATCGCGGCGGCTGGATCGGGGAGTCCTCCGGCCAGACCAGCTATGAAGGCATCACCGCGCAAATCGAAGCTGCAGCCAATGACCCGTCGGTGCGTGGCGTCGCGCTGGAGATCGACAGCTTTGGCGGCGAGGTCGCGGGCGTCTTCGATCTGGCCGACCTGATCCGCGCGCTGCGCCGCGACAAACCGGTCTGGGCCTTTGTGGCGGAACACGCGGTCTCGGCCGGGTATGCGCTGGCAAGCCAGGCAAACCGCATCCTGCTGCCGCGCACCGGCGCGGTCGGCAGCATCGGTGTGGTCGTCATGCATGCCGATCTCAGCGGCCAGCTCGACCGCGACGGCGTGCGCGTGACGCTGATCCATGCGGGATCCCACAAGGTCGACGGCAACCCCTACGCGCCGCTGCCGGACTCGGTCCGCGACGACATCCAGAGCGAGATCGATGTATTGCGGTTTCTCTTCGCCGAGACCGTCGCCGCGGGTCGCGCCGGGCGCCTGAGCCAGGACGCCGCGCTGGCGACCGAGGCCGCGATCTATCGCGGCGGCGATGCTGTCGCGGCGGGGCTTGCCGACGCGGTAATTGATCTCGCGAGCGGTTTCACCCGCTTCCGTGCGCATGTCGCCGGTGAAAACACCCTGCCGCGCCCGAACGTGCACATGGCTCGACCATCCCGATCCAGGACCCAAACCACCACCCGAAAGGAGACCGCCATGGCCCAAGAGACCGACAATGATGACACCGCGCAGGAGATCACCACGGATGCGCAGGACCCGAAGGATGCCGCTTCGAATGTCCTGGCCGATGGCTCGGTCAACGCCGAACATAATGACGCGCCGCCCGCCAGGATGCCCGCAGCGCCTGCCTCGGAGAGCCCGGCACCGCCCGCCGCACCAGTTGCCCCTGAAGCATCAACCACCAACACGCCGGCAGCAATTCACCCCGGCAACCTGGCCGAGCTCTCGGCGCAGCTGCGCCAGGAGGCGGCGGAGATCACCGAGATCGCCGCTCAGGCGGGCCGCCTCGGCATCGCTATCGACGCCGCGAAAGCCCTGCGCGAAGG